GTAAAATGGCTGGCGGCGGCATGGCTAAAATGGCTAAGAAGAAGATGATGCGCGGCGGTATGGCTAAAAAGAAGAAGTAATGCCATATGTTGCAAATTCGGAAATACATGGACTTGGTGTTTTCGCGGATAAGGACTACGCTCAAGGAGATACAATTGAGTTGTGTCCTTATCTGGTCGCGGATTATATTGATGTGGGAGATGAGTGTGTCCTCCATGACTACATGTTTCACACACCTTATGACGGCGAAGAAGAGTATTACATCCCACTTGGCCTTGCTATGGTGTATAATCATAGCGCAAGTCCAAACGCTGAGTGGGACATTGAAGAAGAAGATGAACGCTTTGTTAGGTTTTTTGCGCTTAAAGAAATAAGGCAAGGCGAAGAAATACTGCACGACTATGGTGCAGACTATTGGGAAAGCAGAGATGCCCAGACAGAATGACGGTTCAAAGTTTGTAACACATGCGACGGCATTGGCTAATACCAATGACACTGACGTATATGTTGTGCCGAAGAACTTCTCGTCACATGTAGAACATCTGTTGATTACCAACAGTGATAGCAGTAATCGTAACTACACGATTAAGTATTACGAGAAAGCTGCCAATACAACTTTCACATTATTTACAGCACATGCGGTAACGGGCAAAGGGGCAGAGTCTGTGTTTACTGTAGACAAACCGCTGTTCCTTCATGCCGAAGATAAAATTATTGTGGCTGCTGGAACTGCAGACACTCTTACTGTTGTTGTAGCAGCAGAAGAGTTCTTTGACCCAGCACATTCATAGGAGATAGGAGATGGCACGTGTCTCTAAAAAAGCCCCCGCTAAAAAGAAAGCCTCACAAGCTAGAACGAAAACGAAACAGGCTAGAACGGTTAAACTTGCGGCGGGTGGTGCGCCAAAGAGCAAAAGTAGAGTTAACGAAGCTGGCAACTATACTAAGCCCGGAATGAGGAAGCGTCAGTTCAACCGCATCAAAGCTGGTGGCAAAGGCGGCGCACCCGGACAGTGGTCGGCACGTAAAGCCCAGATGCTGGCATCAGCCTATAAGAAAGCAGGGGGCGGCTACAAGTAACAATGAAACACGTCTTTCTCCTGTTCGTCTTTCTTGGAGTGGGAGAAGTCAAAACCCAAGTCAGCAAGGATATGTATTTCCGTGACTTGAATGATTGTGTTTGGTATGCACAGAAACTTCATAAGCAGGGTGAGAGTATCACAGCGTACTGCTTGCCCAAGTTAGTAAACAAAGATATGGAGACTTACTGATGCTTGCCGAATTAGCCGCAGCAAATGCAGCATTTAGTGTTATCAAGCAAGCTGTGCAGCACGGCGGTGACATTGCCAAAGCTGGCAGTGCGATTGCTAAGTTTGTAGGCGCAAAGGAAGACCTACAGAAGAAGGCTAATAAAAAGGGTGGCGGCTCTGACCTAGAAGAGTTTATGGCTCTTGAGCAGATACGTGAACAGGAAGAGCAGCTAAAGCAGATTATGATTTACGCAGGTCGGCCCGGACTATGGCATGACTGGGTAAGGTTTCAGGCAAAGGCACGTACCGCACGAAGAGAAGCAGAACAGGAAGCAATACGAAAACGTAAGCACTATTTTGAAATAGCTATTATTACTTTTCTGTTTATCGTGGGATTGGGCATTCTTGGCTGCGTAGTGTTGCTGGCTTTACATTCACAAGGGAAAATATAATGGCATTAGCTAAGTCACAACAGAGCCTCAAGTCGTGGACAAAACAGAAGTGGCGCACTAAGTCTGGCAAGCCCAGCGCAAAGACAGGTGAAAGGTATTTGCCTGAAAAAGCAATTAAATCCTTGACACCAGCCGAATATGCTGCTACAACTAAGGCTAAGAGAGAAGGTACACGCAAGGGGAAACAGTTTGTACGCCAGCCTAAATCTATTGCAAAAAAGACTGCAAGATTTCGCAGAGGCGGGTAATGACCCACGAGATGTCCGTTTGGCAGACATAGAGCCGGATATTGAGTATCGTGTGTATTTAATTAAGAAGAAATTATGGGAACTGAAAAATGTTGACCGCACTGATAGGGCCGATAGCTAATCTCGCCGGTACATGGCTGAGTGGCAAGGTCGAAGAGAAGAAGGCTCAGTCAGCCACCAAGGTAGCCAAGGCACAGGCCGAAGCTATCGTAATGCAGAAGAAAGCTACAGGTGAGATTGACTGGGATTTGGAGATGGCTAAAGGTAGTCAGTCTTCGTGGAAAGATGAATGGTTAACCATCTTGTTTAGCATCCCGCTAATTCTAGCATTTGTACCGGGAATGGAAGAGGTAGTTGCTAATGGGTTTGCAAATCTTCAGGCCATGCCGGAGTGGTATCAATATTCTCTTGGTGTTATTGTTGCCGCCAGCTTTGGTGTACGCAGTGCTACAAAATTCTTCGGTAAGAGGTAGTCCAGTTGCGGATGTGGAGTATGCACGACAGAACTACCGAAGAGCAAGCGAGGAAAAACCGTGGCCGAAGTAACAATGGAAAGATTACTCAAGTGGAAGATACTGCCCCGCTTGATGATGATTATGATGTCAATATCCGCTTGGCGGGTAGTGGAGTGGTTTATGACGCTACCAGACCCGACCAACGCACAGGCGGGTCTAGTTAGTGTGGTTACTGGCGCAATGACCGGCGCGTTTGCCGTATGGATGGGACACGAGAAATGAAATACCGTAAAGAGTTGTTGATTGAAAAGTTGATTGCACATGAGGGGCTACGCCTTGATGTGTATCAGGATACACTTGGTATCAACACTGTAGGAATTGGTAGGAATCTGGATGACCGGGGTATCAGTAAAGATGAACTGGACTGGATGGATATTCCAAACATTGAACACATCTTTTCTGATGGCATCACGGAAGCTGATGCTATGTATCTCGCACAGAATGACGTACAGATAGTCGAAGAAGAACTCCTCCGTGCGCATCCTTGCGTAGAGGATTTGGACGCTGTACGTCAACTTGTACTTGTGGATATGGCATTTAACATGGGCGTACCCCGCCTTTGTAAGTTCAAGAAAATGTGGAATGCTATTCACGAAAATAAATTTGACATAGCATCAAAAGAAATGCTTGACAGCAGGTGGGCAAATCAGGTAAAATCACGTGCAGTGAAGTTGGCTAATGCAATGCATAATGGTGAGTTTTAATGGCAAGACAACTAACAGACAAGCAGCAAAAGTTTCTTGCTGTTCTTTTTGATGAAGCAGGTGGCGATATGGTCATGGCTAAAAAGATGGCTGGCTATGCGGACTCAAGTGGTACAGCAGAAATTGTAAAGGGTTTGAAAGAAGAAATCCTTGAGGCTACACAAATGTACATGGCACGTAACGCACCGAAGGCTGCAATAGCTATGACCGGCGCACTGTATGACCCAACTGAACTTGGCATCCGTGACAAGATGTCTGCCGCCAAAGAACTTCTTGACCGTGTAGGTCTTGTAAAGACAGAGAAGATGCAGGTAGAAGCAAGCGGCGGTGTTATGCTTATGCCACCTAAAGCACCAGTAGAGGACGACGACTAATGATTACAGTAGATAAAGTAATTCGCGCAGCATACAAATTGTCTGAGCCGCTTCGTGAAAAAGCACTCAAGACTCTAGGGCTTTCCACAAAAGGTAAGCCGGGACGCAAGGGTGATGGCATTATTGTAGGCCGGGATCGTGTACGCGCACAGAAAAAGATTGATCAGATTTCGGGTGGCGCAAAAGGCATCAGTGCTGCAGCTATACTGCATGAACTCCTTGGTATTTCTTCTACATCAAAGGATGCGGATAAAGTTCCAACTATGGCTGATATTAAGTCAGCACAGGCAGATGATGCCCGGAAGGACAGGCCAAAATTTCGCGCACCTAAAACGGCACCCAGTGAGGGAAGAAACGATTCTGCCCCAATGACAAAGCCAACACCAAAGCCCAAACGTAAGCCTATGCCAAAAACTTTACCAAAACCAAAACCAAAACGGCAAAAGAAAAAAGACTCAGGTGTAACTTTTCAGTTTGAAACCGTAAATAAAAATAAGGGCGGTTCCGTTACAAAATCTAGCAAAGGCGTACAAGACTTCCGTAAAGGTGGTATGGTCCTGTCAACTGTAGATAACCGTAAAAAGAAATGACTAGAAGCGTAGGTAAATGGAAGTTACCGCAGCCAACAGATATTAAAGAAGAAAACGAATGGGTGCAGATACCTCGCATTGCAAGGACTGTACCCTTTGGTTACAAGCAGAGTGAAGAAGACCCCGACATTCTTGACCCTATCAAAGTTGAACTGGACTTACTAGAGAAAGCACG